AGTGGATCGTAGAAAGGATCGAGTTCAAATTCACAAATTAAGCGGTTCAAATACCACTGAGCTTTACGGAGATCTTCTGCACCATTCTTTTGGCGATAACGCCACAGGTACTTTACGGCGTTCCCCCTTAAATACCCCATCAATTCATCTTGTGTCATCTGAGCCTTGATTGCTTCGATGCACTCAATGTCACCACTGCGGTAGTGAGCAGGGTTGATGGCGTTACTCATCGGCAAAGTCAATTGGAGGGAGCATATACCAATCTTCCTTAGGGATCCAAGCAAGCATTCGCTCAATCTGGTCCGTTGTCGGAGCATTGGTCCCGTTGATGGGATCTTCCCAATGTAGTACTGCTTTACAGACAGCAGAACCAAATTGTGGTGGATCGTTTTCTGTAGCTGGAGCGATTTGGACGGCATCCTCAACGAGAGCCTGCACTTCAACCAAGTCGGAGCCTTTGCTGTAGCTGATGGAAATGAGTTGAGGCATGGGTGGTGCCTAAACAACCCACTTAATGTAGCACCTTAGTCAAGGTATTTGGAGATCACCGGGAAGATTTCGTGCTCGTACTCGCTTTGGATGCTGGCATCGATACCGCCTTCAAGAGCTATTTCTATGTCTCTTTCTAAGCGGCAAAACTCCTCTGGATCGTCCTCGTACACCCCTTCAAACACCTTCAGAACCAAGCCGTCCTCCCCGTAGGCGGTGAAACGAACCAGGGCAAGGAACGATTGCTTCTCCTTGAGTTCGTAGTAAGTGATCGTTGTTCTTCCGGTCACTGGTCCCCTGGGACTATCACCAGTTTGGCCAGTCTTGACAAAGCGGAACATAATGTGCTAGTTCGCCGGAGTTGCGATGGACACCAATCGGGAGTTCGTCTACGAGCGATTTAGCCGTGACATCAAGGCTTGCGGCAACGTCAAAGATCTGCAGGACATGGCCTGCAAATTCCTAAAGCTGTACTTGGTGCAGCAAACCGTGGTCGACGACCTAATCAAAAAAGGGTGGCTGCCTGACGGGACAGCCACCGGCTTGGATTAACTGCGGTCAAACACCACAGGTCGCACCTGATCACGCGGATGCCGTGGAGCGTAATTACTTTTACGTTCCCGGATCATGCGGCCAGTTTCCCCAAAGCATTCACGCCGCACCTCAAAAGGAATGGCGTTGATCATTTGGTTGATACGGAACTGAAGGAATTGATCATCCTCATCAGCCTCCATGTCGGTCATGTGGGCCGACTTGACCGCATTGCTTAGCCCGCTAACGATCCAGTGGCAGAAGGTCGGGGAACCAAGCAGATCACTGAGAAGGACTTTTTCAGAAGCATCCAAAACCTTTTCAGGGATCTGCTTTTGAAGCTGAGCAGCCATTACTTAAAAGGAATTAAGTTGCGCCTTCCGGCCCGCTTAATGTAGCAGGAGTTCCTTCTCAATAAGCTGTCTACACCAGACGCTGACTGGTATATCCAGAGTTTTGCAGTGATTGGTCAGCCGCTCATATAAAGCAGCTCTCATGGTCACGCTGACGATCCGGCGGTCAGGGTTTTTCGTTTTTGCCATCAATTAAATTTTGGTTTCTTGAGGAGACTGGTCTGATCCACCGTTTTCGAGCCGGTCTTCATAAGCCCAATTTTCAGCAGATACGTCATTAGTCGGAGGCTGATAAACAAACCCCTTAGACCCAAAACCACAGCCACAAGCAGGACATGAGTGCTTTACAACAGCCCTGGCTCGCAACTTAAACAGCTCAAGACGCCCTAATTGTTTGCAGTGGTAGTAGTTAAACAACCTGGCCATCATGGTGCCTATGTGGTTTTGTAGCTGTACTTCTTTAACTGTCTTAGGGTCTACAGCACCCTCAACACTAAAAATCTGATTACCTGTAGCGTTTACCGAGCCTACAACTTTGTCAACATTTAGTTTTTCAACTCCGTTACGCATCGGGAAAGTGTAGGCAGTTTCACAGAACATGTGCCACCTGATCGCCCCAACAGGGCTGTTTATGTAATCGACAAACTCTTCACAACGCGAGTCATCCCCTGGCTCGTCTAAGCCCAGAAAAAAGGGAATACCTGGATGCCACTTGGGAATGTTGGACGAGTCTTGAAGCCAGTCCAAGCGAGGAACAAAGTCGTAGGGACCGTGATCATCAGCAAAGGTGTGCATCGGTAGTCTTCCAGCAACTCAGCTGGTTCGTAAGGACAGGTACTGGCTGAGCCAGGACGGGGGCGGGGTAGTGACCGCCCTTTTCCGTCGCGTGGATCTTAATAGATCATTCCCGTGTTGTCTACACGTCCCACTGGGAAAACTCCGCGTCCCAGTTCACCTTATGTATTCCAGAATCGGCGTCAACAGCCAAATCCGTTCCAGCGGAAGGGAAGTCTGTTGACAAGGGGTCTGTCAACAGGTCTGTTTTGTCAACAGCTTTTGCTTCTACCGCTCCAGGGTCAGAGCTGTTGACAAAAGGGGTCTGTTGACGAACCCCGTTGTCATCAGGAATCGTTCCAACAGAAGGGTTTTGGCTATTGACAGAGTATTTACCACCCTCTCCCCGCGCGAGACCCCTCTCATTGAAAGGAAGTGGAGCGTTTGTACTAAGGGCTCGATAGAAAACCGGAGGTTTCCGCCCAAACTTTCTTTCTGCGGGTGGAGCGCACCTCTCAATCAGCTTTTGCGCCTCTAACCGTTCCAGCGCATAGCGGATGGCACGTTTCTTACCTGCACCACCAACCAAGGGATCCTCTTCAATGTCTGGAGCGCACCAGGCACGAGACGTATCCGCACTCATTTGGTCAAGGATGTCCAGCATGTAGTCGTTAGGCGAAGACCCTCTGAGAATGGTCCTGCCCTTCAAAGCTCTGATTTCGTAGGTGTAGTCCCCTTTAAGGACGAAGGTCATCTTTTGACCTTCCCGGTCATCCCGTGACTTCTCCACGGTGATTAAACGGGTGCTAGAGGGGAGACTCAACTTCACAAGCTCTGTTTCTGAAAGCCTGGTCATGTTCCAGGTCTCATCCACTGCCGCCCGAATGGCGCTAGTGCCCCGGAAACCCCCATTGCGGTTGTTGTGGTGAATAACAACGATCGAGCAGGGGTGGAAATCCTTCCCATTTCGTCTGGCCAACCGCTTCAGGGGCAGCGCATATTCCCGTTTGTTCTCTTCATATGGGTTGCTGTCGTTGCAGCCGTCCAGGGAGTCAATGACCACCAAGTCGTACTTGCCTTTGTTCTGCATGTCACAGAAGCGGCGATACCACTGCATATCCCACTCACCGACGACATCAACGCCGGTTTCAACCCCAATGAGGTTGAACTGCCTGCGGGTAATGCGTTCCGACTGATCCCCGTTCAACCACAGCGCCTTGCCCTTAGGCACCTGGAACAACTTCCCATGCACGTTGAAGGGCTTGCCTTGCACCACGTGCTTACACATGGTCATGGCCATAGCTGATTTACCTGTACCGCCATCAGCGTGAACCAGCAATAACCAAGGCTTTGGAAACAGTCCCGGAATCAAGTATTCAAACCCGCTGCTATCCAAATCTTTGATGTCAGCAGGCTTTCCACCGTTGTTTCGCTTAAACGAGAGGTGAGCATCAATTAAACGATCAACTACAGCACCATCCCGACGACCAGCCTCCAAAGCAAGCAAGTGCTTGGCCTGATCCAACAGTGCTGGATCTTCAATGCTTTCCTCTAACGAGATGGCTCGTTTGAGAAGCTCCTCACCCACGAGGTAGTCCTGGCGGTACCGAACCGGGATCGCCTCGATCTCACTGACAACCGATGTACAACCGTATTTTTGAAATCGCTTGCGATCTGGGTCGTAGTGGTCAGCCAAGGCGACGAGGCTGCCAAAACCCAACCCACCATTGGCATTGAAACCTGCATCCCAGCGAGCAAGGCAAGGATCTTTACCGTCCTCCCAATCTTCCGAGTACTCATCGTCCTGGAGCGACCATTCCCGCCAGAGTTTGAGACCCTCTTCACAAGGGAGTTCGGAGTGAATCATTGCCCCGATCCGCCACCACAGGTCTTCAGATCCACGCCCCTGCGGCTGAATCACCGACAAACAGGATTCAGCAATCACCATCCGCTCTTCTTTAGAGCGCAATCCCCACCGGGTGTCTTTGAAGGCCTTGGACTGCTTCTTATTTTCCTTCTCCTGACGTACCTCCTTCATCCGCGCCAAAAGCCACCCAGGAGCCTCTGGGACGTCATTCAGATCGCCTTCCTGCTCGTACTTACCTCCAGCGTGATAAGCACCGGCTAGGAGCCCTTGACGGCCCCACAGCACCTCCCAGCCTTCTTTACTGGCAGCAAGCGATATATCCGAAACTTCATTCCACAGCTCCTGCGGAACAGTGAATAGAA